AAAGGACGGCTTTCACCCGACCCGGAACCCTTCACATTTTGTGGGCAGTCCATGCACTTGCGGGACTGACGCTGATCCTCTGGCACTTCCGGTGCAGAGACTTGTTGATCATGTGACCAGCAAGTTGGCGAAGCATTCTGGCCTTCCACATACGCACCCGCAAAGTAAGTGCGGTGGTTGGTCGGTGCGGCCTTGATGATGACGATGCCAATGGCACGGTCTTCACTTATGCGGTACTCTTTGCTGCCAATCATCTCGCGGAAGACGTTGCCCTTGATCGACAGCCTACGCTGCCCAAGGTCGCCACCAGCAAGTGCGCTGGTCACATCATCTTCCATCCCCGACAAATATGCGGGGACACCACCCTTAAACAAAGTCAGTTCGCTCATCTCTATATCTCCTTAAAGGTCTTGGTCAGGGTTGTTGAACATTTCTTTTTGTTCTTCCATCTTCTTCTCAAATCGCACGTTATTCGCCTTGCGAAGGTGCTCATCCACCACCGAAATCTTGAATCGGTAGGTATTGCCGACACGCAGATACGCTTCTTGCGGAAGCATCTTGGTACGCATCCAAGCGCGGATGGTAGAAATAGAAACCAAGTAGTGGTCGGCTACGTCTTGAATGGTGACGTACTTGTCGTCGTTCTCGCTCATCAGTTTTTCCTTACAGTAATGGTAAATTCGCTATCCACGTTCAGCCCCGGTGGAAGCAAATCGGGGTTCTGCTCAAGGAAAGTTTTGGTATTTCCCTGATGCAGACGTTTCTCAAGAAGTTCGGGCACGTTGTTCTCGACAACGAACTTACCCATCGCCTCCCAATCGTTCGTCCAATACCGTTGCTTGACGCTACGGTAGAACATCCCTGCGCCAGTACGAACGCTCTCGATGTTCTGCTCTTTGCAGTACTCAAGCAGAGCCATCTTCACCCGCTTCATGCTCTCTTCAACTTGCTGGAGCGCGGCTTCCTGTTCTTGAACAAGTTTGTCTCGCGCTTCACGCATCTTCAAATACACCTTCACCAATTTCTCAGGGGGCACTGAACCCCCGGCAGGTGCTGCCGTGTCTTCCATCATTCTCTCCCAAGTTGTGGAGCCTACAGTCTAACGCTGTTTTTTAGGCTAGTCAAGCAATTGTTTATAAAGATCGACAATTTGTGTGTGTACTTTGTCTTTCGTATCTAGCATCTTGTACACATGACGTTCGGCGTTCGATCCTTGTAGTCGAATCACCGTTGTGGGGTGTCGTTGCCCCGCCCGATGGACTCGGGCGTTCGCTTGTGCGTATGTCTCTAGCGAACTCGTTGGCCCCCACCACACCACCGTGTCTGCCGCAGTCAGGGTCACCCCGTGTGCAGCGGCTTGTGGTTGGATGACCAGTATGCGTGGATCGGGGGACTCTTGGAACCGTTTGAAAATTTCGGTACGTTTGCCAGCCGACACTTCACCATTGATGATCTCCGCAGTGTATCCATCCGCTATAAGTTTCTCGGTCACGACCTTGATCGAGTTGCGGAAGGGGACGAACACTAACACCTTGTTCGCCGCCTCGTCAATGACTTCCTTCAGTACGGCGTAGCGATTCCTGATGTCGAACTCGACAGTCTCGCCCGTGTCGGAGTACACCGCACCGCAGGATAGTTGCAACAACTTGCTCAGATTAACTGCGGCGTTAACGGAAGTGATTTCTTCGCCCGCAGCCTCGATGATCATCTTAGATTTGAGTAACTTGTAATACCGTTCTTGTTGTTTGGTTAGGGCTACCGTGCGATCCACATACGTCATCTCTGGCAGATCGAGGCACTCTTCTTTGGTAAACCGGATTGCTGGCTGTAGCGCGTTGAACACCGTGGTCGTTGCTGTCTCTTTGGGAATCCATCTGAACTGCGTGGCCTTGTACATGACCATCTCTTTGAAGGACGTAAAGAATCGCGGCACTCCCATAGGGTTAATAAGTTTAGCCAGACCGAAAGCATCGACGGGTGACTGCGCCGCAGGGGTTCCGGTCAACATCCATAGCCAAGTCTGTGGGGTCATTATTCTGTTCAGCGTTTTCCACCTTTCGGTGCTTACGTTTTTATAGTGGTTCGCTTCGTCCACAACAATCAGGTCAAACCCACCCTTGGCAATCTCCTGCTCTACGACAGCCACTCCGTCATAGTTGATGATCACAAATTCAGCCATGCCATTGACCACGCCACGGCGTTTTTCTACTGAGCCGTATGCGATGTCCACGGATCGGTGCATAGCAAACTTGAACAAGTCTGACCGCCATGCGGAGTCCATGATCGACAGGGGGCAGATCACCAGCACACGGCGAATTCGGCGTTGCTTCAGCAAGTAGTCTGCTGCCCAGATCACGCTGCCCGTCTTGCCCGTACCCTGCTCGTTTAGGCAGAACGCTTTTTTATGCAGCGTTAAGAACGCTGACGTTGTTTTTTGGTGTTCAAATGGTTTGTGCAGTCCGGGCCAGTCGTAGTTACGAAGGATCGGAGAAGGCACATTCTTTATTCGCAGGTTCTTGAGAACTTGTGCTTCGTCCAACCCCCAGTTGACCAGCACCGTGTTGGCGTCGATTGCTTTGCTCTTCGGGATAACATCCGTCACCTTTGCGGGGTTGCGAAGTTTCAGCAGCAGTGCTTTGTTCTCTATGATTTCCATGTATTTTATTTAGTACTGACATGGCAAAATAGGCAGAACAGGGTTAACTGTTCTGCCTACTGCGATTTGTCGGTTCCCAGAGGAATGAAACTCCGTGCCGACTGGTGTAGTTATGTATGAAAGGCTTTCGCCTTCCGGCCCCCCTCACCCACACCTTACAGGGGAAGCCGCCTACTTCTGAATTCATTGTACCGCCCAGCGGGGCGGGGTCAAGTCTTTTTCTCGCCTTTTTTGTGCAGATTGCGACTACGGTTAGCAGATGGTGACTCCAATTTATACCCATCTGCGTTAGTGCCACCCTTTGCCAACGCCTTGACATGGGACACATCCTTACCCGTGCGGTCTACACCCTTGGCGTCGAGGGCGCGTCTGGCCCGTTGCCGCTCCATGCGGTCAGGCAGTTCGTTGCGCTTCTTCTGCATCTCGTACTCGTGTTTGTACGGGCGGGGACTCTTGGTATATGGCATTTAACTTCTCCCGTTGTGGGGGCAACTCGTGACGATGCAGTGCGCTCGGCACAGTCCACTCGGCTTTGGGTTCCAGACATCATTCTCCATCGCCGTCTTCAAGCGATTATGCCGCTGAACCCACTTGTCCCAAAGGATTTCTTGCTGCCCGGCGTCGTGTTTATCCTTCACAAACGCATTACATATTACAAACAACAGCCCTGACTTCACTTTTTTTATACTAGGAAAGTGCTTGAACACGCACAGAGCCATGAGTTCCAACTGCCCAACGTCTGCGTACTTCGCGCTCTTGCCTGTCTTGTAGTCGATGACCCGCGCTTCCCCAGTTTCATGGTTGAGGATCAGCAAGTCGGCAATGCCACGGAACCAAACATCTGGATCGTTGAAGGCGCACGGTGTAAGGTCTTCCTTTACACCCATCTCGTATTCACAAAGTTTCTCGCCCCCCATCTTATTGAGGTTGTCGAGGGTGGACTTGGCAAAACTAAAGTACGGGGGCAGCGGCGTCCCATCTTTTATGTAGAACTCCGCTGCCTCGTGAAAGCGCGTGCCGTACAGCATGGCTTCCGTTTCCGGTTCACTGTGGTCTTTCAGAATCCGCAGGTGGTGGTACTTGCGTGGACATTGCTCAAACAACTTTATGCTACTGAAAGACCAACGTGTATTCACCGTGCGTTCCTGCTTTGCATGATCACCAAAGAATTACGGAGAATGCGGCCTTCCGCGATCAGATGTACAGCCATCTCTTCTGCTCTAGCCAAGTTGCCGTCCAGACAATCATCGTGTATCTGCTTCGCCAACTTGTCGATCCGCATCAGCGGCATGGCGTAATCAACGATCTCTTCCACTTCAATTCGCTCAGTCATTAACAATCTCCATAAGATTTACCAAACCCGCTCTCACAGTTGAGCGGTAACCCTGTAGCCCATGCGGGAACCCACCGCATACACTCTTCTACGTATGCTTGTGCTTGTACAACTTCTGCATCGGGAACGACACCCGCCACGGCATCATGCCCCGTGAGTACCACTTTGTATCGCTTGGCGATACGCAGCATCTGCTCACCGATGATGCATCTTGCAATTGCTTGGCAAACATTCTCTACGACTTTACCGCCGTAGATGCGGATGCGCCCCTTGCGCGTCTTGTAAGAGAACTCAAAACCCTTGTCGCCTTCGTGCATCCCGAGATCATCATACCGGAGCAACAGCCCATTCGGTAGCGTAACTCCCGCGCCACCTTCATCGACACGCAAGACACCCCTTCGCCCGATCTCCGCGCTTTCTTTTCGGCTCAATGAGATCAAAGCCAACTGCGCCTGCCTCCATAGGGCTGTTATTCTGTGGTTTGTTTTGCGGTAGATGTCGATGATTCGTCGGGCTTCATCGATAGAGATGTCCACCGATGGGGTTGAACTTTTTAGTGCCGCTTGGAACTTCGCCGCACCCATGCCGTAGCCGCAACCAAGGATCGTGGTTTTACCCACAAACCGTTCTTCCTTAGTTATCTCACCCTCGGGTTTACCATAGATAGCAGCGGCTACCTTCTTATAAACATCTTGCATATTGGTGAACGCCATCACCAGATCATCCTGTTCAGCCAGCCATGCCAGCACCCGCGCTTCAATCTGCGCGGAGTCAGCATCGATGACGCTGTAGCCTTCCGGTGCTTTGATAGCCATCTTCAACTTACCACCATTGACCCCACGACTTGGCAAGTTCTGCAAGTTGATCTTGTCCGACCCACCGAACCGACCCGTATGTGCAGCGTAATACTTGATGGGCACAGGTAGTGCGCCGCGCTCGCCAATGCCGATGAACCGCTCGGTGCGAGTCTCTTCCAGCGTGGACTTCAACCCAAGTCGCGCCGCCACCAGACCCTGCACTCTCCAGTCGGGATGCTCCAACAGGGTAAGAAAAGCCTCATCGTTCTTTGCAAATGCGTATGCTTCCTTACCAGTAGTGGGGCTGATCTTTACCGGCGGAGTGACGCTAAGATTCTTCAGAGCCTCGGCAAACTTCGGGTTGCTCATCAGATCATCAGTGGTAACGCCGCTATCAGCGAGGAGGGCAGCCTTCTTCCCTTGGACTTCTTGCAAGTGTTCATTCAGCATCACCGTGTCCAACTCAAGCACAGGCTCGGTGAACATCCGGGTGGTGACATCGATGAGTTTCAGTTCGCTCTTCGGGAAGCGAGGCAGCATCTTGTTGAACAACTTGTAGGTAATTTCAACATCGTTGATGCAATAGTCGCCGTACCTAGCCAACTGCTCGGGGGTAAAACTCTCGCGTGTCCTGCCCATAGCGTTGACAACTTCCGTGCCCTTTACGCCGACAGCCTCACGCTCGACCAGTGCAGCCAGACTGCCGCTCACCTCGACACCGTGCAACGCACGCCCCATGCACAGCGTGTCGAGCCAGACCTTCGGCGTTAGTCCAAACACCCAGTTCAGAATTGCCCCATCGAAGATGGCGTTGTGTGCAAGTGCCATCGAGTTCACCCAGTCGAATCGGCGCAGCCACTTATGCAACTCGGCGTGTGTACCGCTTGCCCACTCTGCTTCCTCGCCATTCAGTTTGACGCTCACACCGATCACTTCAAACAGCGGGTTGCGAATGTATTCTTCCGTAGTAATCTTCGACAGGCTAAAGTCTTTGTCGTAGTAGGTTTCAAAATCGATTGTAAGTATGTCCATGTGCTCTCTCGTTGGTTTCTATTACCAGCCCTTAACTTCTTTGAGTTTTTGCATATAGTGCTTGGCTTTGGATACATCGTCCGATGCCCCTTCCTTGCGCCCTGCACGTAGGCTGTACTTAATAATGTTGCCCTTGAGAAATCCTACAAACTCTTCGTATGTAAGAACTTCCTCCATCAACTCCCACGGTTGAATCGGCATATCTTTATAGTGTGAGCCACCCACCTGCACATCGTCGGCGGTAGTCCCGTTGAATGGGAATTCTTTAGTCATAATGTTCCATCCTCAATCAAGTCGGCTTTGTGTTGAATCATCCTAATGGCTATGTCGTATGCCAAACTTACAATCATATCAACCTCGTCTTTACCATCAGAGCGGCCTTGATAAAAATCAACGCAATCATTGCAACTGTTGGCTATCATCCCTTGCAAAACAATACCAGCAAAGTGGTCTGTAAGTTCTTCATTAGTCATGTTCACTCCAATTCTCGATTTTCTTTTCCAGTTCCTTAACGTGCCGAATAGCACACTCGTAGTGCTGCGGCCCCCACTTCCAGCAATCGTGGGAATGAGTCCCAATGCGGGAGAAGCGATTGGCTTCGTAATACAAAGCCTTGCGTAAACGCGCAATCTCTGCGTCCTTTTCGGCTTCAGTCATAATTCTTTTGCTCCAATTTAAGTCT